GCTTCTGGAGGTCCTGCATGGGCTTGAGTGCTCCCTTGGTGGACATCTCAATACCAACACCGATGCCCGGAGGGATCATCTTGCCGATTTCGTCCCGCATAACTCGGGATGGCGAGTGAATGCCGAAGAACCGCTTGATTCCTCCAACGATATTGTCCGCCCAGCCCTTGATACGGCCCCACAACCAAGAAGTAGCAGAAGACAGCCCATTCCAGATCCCCGTCACGAGATTCTTGCCTACCTGCACCATGGCTCCGAATCCGCGACCCACGGCGGAGACCATCTGGGTAACGATGTTGCTTACGCCTTGCACAAGCTGGCCTGTAACACTGCCAATCTTGTTGCCAATCGCCACCAGCAACCGCCACCCGGCTGCGGCCATCCTGCCGACACCGTTGCCAAAGGCCCCAACCATGGCTCCGATAATCTGAGGGATCTTGCCAACGATATGCCCGATAGCCCCGGCAAGATTACCTACGAGGCTAGTGAACAAACGCCAGCCGGTTTTCACTATCTGGGGAGTGTGCCCCATCAAACTGCTTATAAGACTAGTTACAATCTGTGGTATAGCCTTGACAATCGCAATAATGATATCAGGCAGAGCCTTCACTAGAGAGGTAAGCAGCTTAAACCCAGCTTCAATGATTTTTGGAGTGAGCTTAACCAGCGCGTCCACGATCCCCTCGATAATCTCTGGAAGCGCCTCGGTGATCGCGTCGATGATAGCAGGCATGTTGTCCACCAGAGCTGTCAGCAGCTCTACCCCGGCGTCAATCAACAGGGGGATTGCGGTCACTAGATAATCCAAGATCCCCTTTATGATAGTGGGGAGCTGCTGAATCAGCTGCGGGAGAGCCTGCAAGATGCCTTTAGCAAGAGACAGCAAGAGCTGCACCCCGGTCTCAATCAGCTGAGGCATCGAGTTAACCATAAAATCAGTGAAAGACTGAATGATTTTAGGCAACGCCGCCATTAACTGGGGGATAGCATTGTTCAACCCCTGTACCACACCCTGTAGGAGCTGCACGCCAGCTTGCATCAGGGCAGGCAGGTTATCAACAAAGGCCTGCACTAGTCCGGTAACCGCCTGAGTTGCTGCCGGGATCAGCTGCGGGGCAGCACTAGCCAGCCCTTGCACGAGTGTGGTGAGTGCCTCCATGCCCACCGCCAGCATCTGGGGCAACTGTGCTAGCAGAGTCTGGGCAAGCTGGGTGATAATAGGAGTTACTTTCTGCACCAAGGTCGGCAGCGCCTTCATGACGCCTTGGAGCAGCCCAGTAATGATGGCGGAGCCCGCCTGAATTATTGCAGGAGCCGCCTCTGCAAGCACTCCGGTGATTTGTTCAGCCAATACACCGAACTGAGGAGCAATGGACTGAATATTCTTGCCGATGTTCTGGATGACTGGAGTGATGTTCTTTACTACAGTCTGGAAAGAATGCATCACGTTACCGACAAGCTTGCTGATATCAGCATCGGCGCTGCCCAGTCCAGTAAGCAGATTAGCCCAGCTAGCTTTGAGCATTCCCACAGCCCCGGAAATAGTCTTCTCAGCCTCTAGGGCTGTGGTGCCAGCTACCCCCATACGCTCCTGCATCACATGGATAGCCTGGATAATCTTATCAAAAGATACCTGATTAACGTTCTCTGCGGTGACTTTCATCGTGTCGCCGAGAACACCGCTGTCGTTAATCAGCCGGGCCATTTCAGACTGAGTGCCGCCGTACCCAAGCTTGAGGTTATCAAGCATAGTGTAATTCTGCTTAGCAAAGCCTTGATAAGCCCGCTGAATCTCACTGATGTTAGTGCCGAATTTGTTGGCGTTGTCGGACATATCCGTCATCGCCATCTGGGCGTAATCAGCAGCCTTTTCAGTGTCTCCTCCAAGACCCTGCAACAAAGTGGCCGAAAAGCTTGTCACCTGGGACATGTACTCATTAGCGCTGAGTCCAGCGGTCTTATACGCCTCCGCAGCGTAGCCTTTCATCTTATCGGCAGAACCTTTAAACATGGTTTCAATTCCACCAATGTTCTGCTCATAGTCAGCATACTGCCGGACAACCGACTTAACGAGGGCTCCGCCGGCAGCTGCTGCCGCGGTGGCAAAGCCGACTAGAGCAACCCCGGCCCCCCGAAGTCCCCGACCTGCCAATCCAGCAATCTTGCTAGAGGCAGATTCAGCGCTAGAACCTACTCCAGCAAGCCCGCTCTGGACTGCACCAGCTCCTGCTAGCGAGAGTTTGATTACCACATTGTTGTCAGCCACGGCTACTCACCACACTCCTTGTGCGGAATCTTTTCATTGGGCGCCTGAGCAAGCCAATACAAACCCATTCCCGGGTCCGGTCCGTTACCGTCCAAATGGCGCTGAATAGCAGCTTTCTCAGTTTCTCGCCACATATCCTGTCCCTCTGCGATGGCCTGCATGGCAGGGCAATCCAACGAATATGCAGTGTAATCATCAGCGGTTTCAGCACGGCCAAGCGCAGGATTGTGCAGATGGGTAGCCAGCTGCCGCCCACAGCCTGGACACTTGTCATCTTTCACCGCCTTCCACTGAGAAACAATTTCCAGGTCTTGCTCCCTCCAGCAGGAGGCCTCCCCCAGCAACTCCAAGGGAGACCGCCCTGTCTGGAGAGCGAGGTCCAGCAGCAGGGCTAGCCGCGGACCGACTTCATAGGGCGGATGGAGACCTCCCCGCCAGAGTTCTGCCACGCCATAAACGACTGAATCAGGGCATGCAGGGTACCGCCCGGCAAGATGCTGCCATTGCCCTTGCTAGATACCGCGTTATAGTCTTCAGTGAGAGGCTCCTCGGCATCCTCAGAGGCAAACACCCCCACAAAGGTCTTGGGCAGAACCTTCTCATACTGATCAATCGGGTTAGGAATGGTCTGCTTAAGCAGCAATGCCCAATCCGCTACAGAGAGCTTACGGAACTTGACAAACACTACGGGGGACTCAGGCCGGAGGCTATCCACCTTGGCATGGAGAACATCCAGATTGTCCGACATAAACTCCGTCTGGCCAGACATCATCTTGATGGCCTCAGCCTGCTTGAGCTCCGCTTTGGCATCCTCGTACTCCTGTGAGTATGGAGCCCCAAGCTCTACCTCTATAGTGAGGACTTCCTGCCTACGCTCCTCCACAGCCTGGAGCAGCTCCTCATAAGTGCTGAACATTAGGCAGTCACCTTCACCGCAGTCTTGGAGCGCGCCATAGCCGTCACGTGAGCTGTAATACCGACGAATGTGTTGCTGGCCTCAGTAGGATCAATTGAGCTAATCACCACACGCCAAACCCACACGTACTGATCGGCGGCAATAGCCTCCCCGTGCCCCATGCCATCCCGGCGCCAAATGTACACCACATCACCAATCTTGAGGGCCGTAATCAAGTCAGCATCAGCCTGACCCGTGGCCTTGATGATGAGATCCTCAATCTCGTGTGTGGTAGACCCCGGAATCTTTTCACTAGCCGGATCACAGAGCCAATCAATGGTCTCACTATCAGTCTCGGAGGTACCCGAGAATGTGGTGATTGCGCAATCCAGTCCGAGACCTTCCTGGAGCTCAGTGAGCTTAGGAGCGTTGATGTCAGCAATCACGGGAGCAATGCCCACCGCGATGTTCCCTCGACTGATCTTGGTAGCAGGGTTCCACTGCTTGAACGGCATTATTTCTTCTCCTTGTCGTTGATCTTTTTCTGGGTGGCTTTACGAGTTTTGTCGGGGGCCTTTGGACGAAATCCCAGCACAGTTTCCCCCGGCTCGAGCGGTCTCACCACACGCTCGTGGATGGGGTCCACATTCTCCTCCGAGACAGCATACCTCACCTCTGTGCGGAGATGCTCTACAACAAACCCTTTCATTGAATCCTCCCTTGCTGCACATTAACTTGAACCAAGCTCTCATATAGGCCCTCTACTCGTAGGCCAGTGTAAGCAATCTCACAACTCAGCAGGCTATCTCCAGCCCACCGGCCTTGCAAGGCCTGTACCGCTGCCACCGCTAGGTTGTAGCTAGCCTCGGGGCTGCCTCCCACGCAATAGGCCCCCCACAGGTAGCCCCAAGCAGTAGGCTTGGCCTCCAGCGTAAGGATATCAGGCGTAGTAGAGATACCCCTCAACACCACATAGGGCGCCTGAGCCCCAGTAGCAGCAGCGCCACTGAACATCTTGGCACCCTGGAGCTCTGGCTGGAGCTTCTCCTTGAGGTCATCAATCCACATAGTCAGATCCCTAGCGTATCAGCGTTGAAACCAAGACTCTTGACCTGTGAATCCAGCTGCCGCGCCGCCATTCGATCAAACGGCCTAGCAGCCATACGGCTAGTACCCCGCGCCACATAGATGCTGTAGGGCATTGTTGGACCAATCAAGTAGGTATACTGGCCAGAAGCCTGAGAGCGCACGCTGTTGAGCATGTTTCCGGTATCGACCGCGTGGTAAGCCTGGATAGCTCTCTTACACAACCCCACACCCACCTGAGCCATGGTGGCGAGCTTCTGCTGGAGCGGGCCATGAAGACCTCCAGCAGCACGTCCGTACCGCTGGGCCAGCTGCGACAGCGTGATGCTCATGATATCTGCTCCTTGCCAGTGCCATCTACTTGGTGGAACCGGGTAGCAGTTGCTTTTCTCAGCAGCGCGGCCCCATTCTCACTTACAGAGTCAATCAAGAGATTGACTCCCTGGAGGCTGGGCTCCCGCCAGCACCGAGTAATCCGCACAACCTGCCCGGGCTTCAGGGAAGTCCCCCGAGGAACCTTGATGCTGTATTGCTGAACTGCTACCCCCTCAATCGGCTGGGGAATCTCTATGGTCTGCACCAGACACTGGACATCATGCTGCACAGCCGTGAGTGTGGCGGGCATTGCTTGAAATCCCCGAGTGATGGTAGGGCCTGCCTCGAAGATATCCAGATAATCAATCAGAATATTGCGCCGGATGTACTCGGTTGCCTCATCCAATATCGGTGTCGACATCACCATAGCTGTAATCCCCCCTTCCACTCATATCAGTACGCTGCAAGTACCTATCCGGGGGCAGCGGAATCAACTGGAGCACATCCTGATGGCCAAGAATGATGCTCAACCCCGCAAGATACCTGAGCAACGCATCCCAATCAGGGGGTGTGGTGGTTACAGAGGTGCCCTCAGACTGCCCATTGGTGACCTGAGGCTGGGCTGCTAGGAATCCAACCAGCTGATACGCTGCAAACGCCACATCATGTGTAGGCACGTAGCCATCCTGCCCCGGCCAGCGGCCCTCAGAATCTGGCACAAGAGCATGATCAAGAGCAAGCTGATACTGCAACTCATCAATCAAGCCCCTGCCAGGCAAATTCCACATGAGCTTCTTGAGCTGCTCTAGGCTATCCACCACACACGCTCCTTGGAGTAGAGTGGGGCCGGGAGTTAGGCACGGACAGGAGGTTCTCGACCGGCCCCACTAGGTTAGTTCCTACAGCAGGAATTACTCATCATCGATGCTGTCACCCGGCTTGGGATCCTTCGGTGCAATGACCGCAAACGGGCAGCCATCAGCAGCTTCCGGATTGACTGGGTCAAACACCGCGTAAGCAACACGGAAGGTCACCCGCAGAGCGAGGGCATCTTCTTGACCAAGATGGATGGTGGTGCCGTTGGATTCCAGAGTTGCCTGATCCAGAATCTTGAAAGACATGTCTTTACGGACACCAATCTGAATGTGACTCATGTCACCCACGATGGCGGTAGCCTTGGTCTTGTCCCAAGCGCCATTGGTCACCTTACGGAAGGGCACCCCAAAGATGCTATCAATGCTGTTAGGGGCATCCCTCAGGGCAGACACAAACACTGGCTCACCCGTGGTGGTACGCAGACCACGGAGCCTGCTCTGGAGGCCACGCCGAGCCAGCACGGCATTGACATCATAGCCATCATCCTCAACGAGAGCGAAGGCATCATTCAGGTCGGTAGCAATATCAGTGCCAGCAGGCTTATTCTCCACGAGGTAGTTGCCAGCATCAACGGCCATGTCAAACACGGACTTATCCGTCCAGGCGGCCGGCTTATTCTTGCCGAACAGCACCGCAGCATCCAACATCTGGCCAAACACCGTGGAAACACCGGTCTTAATTGCACCCCAGATATCGTACTTGCTGTCATCCAGAACTTCCTCGGGGAGGGGGATGACAGTGCTCAGCGGCTGGGCCACCAGCATCTTGGGGGAGAGCTTCCAATCAGAGACATTCTTACGGCGTGTGGTGGATCCAAGATCACCGGACTCCCACCCAGCTGTGGGCAGCATCTTGACCAGCGGAGTGCGCACTTTGCCAGCACTCATGGTCTGGCGAGAAAATCCGGAGAGTGCCACCGAGGTGCGAGCAGCCTCCTGCACAATCTCCGAGGAATCGACGGTAGCTAGAGCGGCTTCAACGTCAGCGAAATTAACCATGTTGAGAGTCTTCCTTAACGAGCTTTCTGAATCGCAGCCCGGAGCATATCATTCATGCTGGGCTTATTATCCTCAGTGCCGGCCGTGCCGGCCCCCAAGGCCTTGGCAACAGTACTAGGATGAGCTTTGCGCCAATCCTCAACCAAAGATTCAATCTTGGTATCAGACTCAAACAAAGCAGCGCTGAACTTGCGACTATCCAGAAGCTCAGAAACTTCTCCTCCCATCGCGGTGAGGAAAGCCTCCAATCGGTCGTATTTGGTCTGGAGAGCGGTAAGAGCCTCTGCCTGCTTGGCAAGATCACTCTGACTGCTTTCCAGTTCCGCAAGCTTGGCCTGAAGAGCCTGCCGACTCTTACGCTCCTTGACAAGGTCCTTGAGAAGGGCCTCATGCTGCGGTGACCTCTGGTTGTCGTCCTGCTGCTGATTCCCATCAGTAGCCTGTTCAGTTTCCTGCGGCTCCGTCTCGGTAGTCTCAGGTGCCGAATCAATCGGCTGCTCGGTAGTCATCTCGACTCCTTTCCATGCAGTATTACAATGTCGTAAACAAAAAGCAAGCTAGGGCTCCGGTGTTAACACCGTAAAGCCGTCCATAACACCGGTGTTGAGGGGCCTGCCACCCACACTACCGGAAGTCTTCAATTTACCGGGCATCCCAAGCGCCAGATACTCCGACTGCCCTGGATTATGCCCCTCATACGTATGTAGCCCTCGTGGCACATGCATACGGTACACCGCCCCTTTATGGCGCACCGCATACAGCTCCGCCACTCGGGGGTCACTAGTCCAGCTACTCAAGCCAGTCTCATTAGGAGGGCCACCACGCCACAACACCCGCGGAGCCCTGCCAGGCTTCAAACCCTCCCACAACTGCTGAGCATAAGACTCCAGGCAGCGCAACAGCAGAGACCAGTCATCCCGGCTGAGCACCACACCCCCCAGCTGGCGCAGCAAGTGTCGGCCAGCACCAGCGCTGGACCAGCCCTGCCCCACCATGTACCCCAGCGCCTGCTGGGCAGCAGCGCTAGCTACCAAAGCCCGGTCCAGGCCCCCACGCAACGCCTGCCGCACAGCAGGGTCATCAGGCAGCTCTCCAGACCACGAACGCCGCAAGAACTGCGGGTTAGGCCCTTTACCCCTCAAAGGTACCCGATCCTTGAGAGTAGGCACCAACGTACACCGGCCATTGGGGTGATCACGGATGGTCTTATCCTTGACCACGAGCCCATCCTTAGCCAGGCACCATGGACACGTCCGAGGACCCCGCTCAGCCCCCCAAACCATCACGATGTCGTCCAAACCCTCAGCATCAGTCCACTGCCGCTGCCAATGAGCCCTCACCGTCTCAGTACGAGCAAACCGCTCCAGCTTGTGGTACGCCTAATCAATCCCGGCATCCCTCAAACGCCTAGCAATCTCCCTGCTGTGCACACCAACAGCCCAGCCTCCCCGCAGCACAGCCTCGGTGAAAGCATCCACCACATGCTTCCAGGTTGCATCCAGGGGCATGTCTGTAGGCTCAGGGAACCCTGCCGCAGTACCTCCGAACGCCGTCACACCGCCATACCGCAGGATGGTGCCCCAAGCCTGCTTGAGAAACCCCTGCAAGCTGGCGGCAGGGTCAGTACTGCCCGGCAGGCTACGCACCCACCGCAGATACAGCGCCCGGAGCTTGCGCTCTAGCCGGGCAGTAGAAACACCGCTCACAGCTGGGGCTCATCTCCTTCGTAATCATTCAGGTTGACCCCCGGGGTGACCTCACTAGCTATGTAACCCAGCGGGTAGCCCATCTGCGCCAACGCGATGCCATGCTGGTCAAGGGCCTCCTGCAGGAGGTCGGAATCCGGCGACCACAAATCCACATCAGCAGCAACCCCGAGTGTGGTGGCCAGCTCTCGCAGGGCCGGCTCAAGGTCATCCCGCATTCTCGCCACACGCATGTGGAAGCGCTTGCTCAGAGTCCGGAGAGCAACCCCACTCGGCGGGGTGCTACCCCCCTGAACATAGAACTCGGGCACCCCTGTAGTCTGGCTCACCTTAGCTATCAGTGACTCATGGTAAGCCACCATATCGCTCAAGGTAGGCGGAGTAAGCTGCCCAAACGGCCCTGAGCTGGATGTGGTGAACACCCGGCCACCGGCACTATCCTTTGCTTTGTTCAGGGGAGGCTTGGGGCGCTTATCCTCAGGGAGGTATGGATTCACTGGCGCCAGCTGGGTATTCAGCAGATACCAGAAAGGTCGCGCGTACATCTCCGCAATGATGGTCTGATCAATGATGCTGTGATTGATTCTATCCTGCAGGGCTGCCAACCCCGGACCCATCCCTTTGCTATCCAAGGCCAACCGAATCACTGCATGCCCGCGAGATTCATCCACAGGAGCATACCCACTACGGTCAGCAGGACTAAGGTCATCCGGGATAGCCTTAGCCCACACACTCAGCACGCCATCCGTGCCTGCAAAAGTGCAGTAATCCAGACCATCTCTCAGAGAGCGAGTAAAGATCGCTGCCATAGTGTAATCCCCATCAGAAACCATCTCGTAGTGCTCTGGGCAGATAAGCTGCCCCTCCCGAGTAACGATAACGGGAGCCTGCCCCCGACACAACAACGGAATCATCAATGGACCAAGCGGCTGCAACTCATCAGGGTCAGGCCTCAACGACTCAGCAAACACATCAATGACAGTACGAAACACATTCTCGCTTGTGGTCATTGATTCTAGAGTAGGGAACGCCTGCTGCACGTGAGCATCCCAGTCCTTTCCTCTTAGTGTGTATGACATCTTACCGTTGTAGTAAGCCGTGTACGTGGGGCTAATCGTGTTCAGCAGCAGAGCTTTGATATCCATCAGTGTCCTATCGAGTAGTAATCCGTACGGCCATACAGCAGAGCCTGAGTGAACGCATCAACTTGGTCATCATGCTTAGCGAGAGGGAATTCCTCCAGCTCCCTCCAGAGAGTGTCGCTATAAGCTTGACTAGTCACCTTAACCCGGCCAGCAGCAACCAAGGGCTGACACGCCAGCGCCCGCACCTCTTTGCTGCTACGGGGGCTCACTGGCTGCACACCCACCACACTCCCCCGCAGTGTATCAATGAGGGCAGCACCATTGGCGGCCTGTTCCACGAGCACACGAGCAGTCTGCGGCCACCGGACAGCCATACGCTGAGCAGCATCCACCGTATCCTGGAAGCCCACCCGCTGGCGCCAGTTCTCCAGCAGAAAGTAGTTGTGGCCATCATCCCGCCAGACCGGCCC